TTAAGGCGTCGGCGCTGGTTCCTCCTCCTCCAGCGTCGACGCTGCTTGTTGCAGCGTAGGGAAGCGGTCCATCCCACCGGGTTCATACCCCGGAGATCGCAGGTTCGAATCCTGCCGCAGCTATTCACCCTTTGAACCGCGGAGTTTCAGTGGCCGTCGACATCAGCAAAGTCCAAGAGTGCGAGCTTCAGCAGCCGTCGACGTGGCACGTGCTCATGCGCACAGATGCGTCGCATGACGTGGGCTTCACGCGCATCGTCGAAGGTCAGACTGAGACGCCGATCGACTGGCCGCAGTTCAAGCGCTTGCTCGCTGGCCACGGCCACGAGTTCCTTGTTGCTCGTCGTGAGGTTGACGGTGCGACGGTGCCGGCTGAAGGCTGGGAAGAGGAAGCGCGCAAGTGCGTCCGCGGTCGACTTCTCGCCGAGCCGTGGCTGTCGCTTCTGCCCATCCTCGAAGAGGAGGAAGAGGAAGAGGACATCAGTGCGCCGCCTCTTCAGCACCTTGTTGAACTTGGGATTGTGAAGGTTGAAGAGGTTGGCGGCGGGTTCATCGCTTACTTCGCCGACGCGCCATCGATCTCGACATCGCTTCCGCATTCAAGCAGCGCGAGCGAAGAGCTCGCACGGCTCAGCGAGGCAGCAAACCTGCTCGCAAACGACAAGACCGAGCAGGGCTTGTTCCTCCTCGAAGTCGAGGCGAAGCATCCGTTTCTGTGGCGTGGTGCAGAAGCGAAAGCAACGGAAGAGAAGCCCGCCAAGGCCACCAAGCCAAAGGCCGAGAAGCCCGCCAAGGCCACCAAGCCAAAGGCCGAGAAGGACTGATGCGCATCGAGACGGAAGCGTTGAGGGCTGCGTTGCATCGCGTCGAGGTCGAACTCGAACGTGCGGCGCCCCATGCGCTTTCGATGATCGCTGACCACGTGGTCAACGAGGCTCGCCGCACGACACTCTTTCGCGACCGCACGGGCATGCTGCGCCGCTCCATTCTGCGCGGTCCCGTCGCCGGTTCGTTCGCATCCGGAACGCTCGCCGTGGACACGAAGGCGGGCATCGGCATGAACTACGGCGTGTTCGTTCACGACGGCACGCGACCGCATGTCATCGAGCCAAAGCGTCGCAAGTCGCTGCGCTTCGTGGTCGGTGGCGGATTCATCTTCGCGCGGAGCGTTCGCCACCCAGGCACGCAGCCGCGCCCGTTCATGCAGGAGGCGGTTCGCGCCACGGGCTCGTTCGCAACGCGCACTCTCTCGCAGGCGATGCAGCTCGCATTCGCTCGGGCGGGTGCCGCGTGACCATCAACGTTGATGAAGTCTGCACGGATGAGAACCTCATCGAAGAAGTGGGGGGCGCGGAGGCGCTCTCGAATCTCCTTTCGCGTTCGCTCGGCAACGATTCCACGCTTGCTCGGCGCGCAGCGCTCAACGACGTGCTGCGCATGCTCTCGCGGCGCGCGCCGCCGATCACAGACGCAGACATCGTCGACCCAACGGAGCTTCGCGCAGCGGTCGCATACGGCGCACTGACTCGGCTCTACAGGCAAGCGATCACCACGTCGGATTCCGTCTTCGCTCTCCACGCGAAGACGTACCAGACGCAGTTCGACGACGAGGTCAACGGGCTTCGGCCAACCGTCGCCGACGATGAGTTGGACGGCGACATCCATGCCTCGGCGTGGTCTTTCGGCACGGAGCGGCGATGAGCTACGACTCCGCACAGGACGGGCTCATCCTCGCGCTGAGGCTCATCGCCGAGAGCGAGATCGGCGCGCTGGTCGACACGGGCGAAGTGTCCGTCGTGGCATCAACGAAGGGCTATCCGGCGCCACTCGAAAGCATCGAGCAAATGCGCTTGCCGTGCATGTGCATCTACGTCCCAAGCGAGACGAACGTGCGCACAGGGCAGCGTGTCGACACCCGCTGCGAAGTGACGTTCGAGTACATCCTCCCGGCCACGCCGCTTGCCAAGTTGGACCTGCGTTGGCCCATCCTTCGCGCCGTGTGGGCAGCCGTGGTGAAGAGCGTCCGCATCGGCAAGGCCAAGGGCCGCGATGTGCTCACCGACGTGGGCGTGATCGACATCGAACACGACCAAGCGAGCGCGAAGTACAGCTTCGCAAGCGGGGGCGAGGACGCTTACCCGGTCTTCGTCGGGACGCTTCGCATCACGCAGCGGCCAGTGACCGACATGCCGACGCAGGAGTTCCTCTCGTTGCTCGCAGACGTCAACCGCGTCGAGCCCGACGCGAACGCATCGATTCAACCGCAAGTGCAAGTGCTTGCCGTTTCGGAGACGTGATCATGGACATGATTCGCATCAAGCCCGTTGAGGGGAAGTCGCTGCCTCAAGAGGCGCAGCCACGCCGCCGCGTGACGCAAGTCACCACCGTGCCGAACACGGCCTACTACCGCCGCGCGATTGCACGTGGCGACGTCGCATTGGCCGAGCCCGTGAGCACGGTGGCCGACGACGAAACTGCGTGAGCGAACCTCCGCACCAACCCTGAATACCGTCCAACGGAGGCCCAAGCATGACCCTCGCAAGCGTGATCGATTCTTCCTACAAAGTCCCCGGCAGCTTCGTTGCAATCAGCCTTGGTGCGGGCGCTCGCTCGCCTGGCACAGGCGCGATGAAGGTGCTGCTCGTCGGCAACAAGAGCGCGGCCGGAACAGGCAACGTCAACCAGGTCTACGAGGTAGCCGGCAAAGACGACGTGAAGCTTCTTGCGGGCCAGGGCAGTGAACTGCATCGAATGGCCATCGCCATCTTCAAGGCCAACCCCATCGCGTCTGTGTCGATCGTCATCGTCACGGCGGCGGGCACGGCAGCAACGAAGACGTTCACCGTCGCAGGCACCACGGCATCGGTGGATGGCGCTGTCGAGGTGTGGATTGCGGGCGAGCGAGTCATCGCGCCGATCTCGATTGGCGACACTCCCACGCTTGCGGCTGCAGCCATCGCAGCGGCCATCAACGCGCGTCCGGACCTTCCGGTCACGGCCACGAGTGCGATCGGCGTCGTGACTGCCACCGCACGCTGCGCAGGTATTCGCGGCAACCGCATCTCGTCGCGCTCTCTGCTCACAGGCGGCACCGGGCTCACACACACCGCGGTGACCGGCTTCTTCACGACCGGCGCCACGATGGACGACCCACAGCTTGCCCTCGATGCGGCCTCCCCGCTTCGCTGGCACCTTGTCGTCGCGCCCTACACGACGACGACCGAACTGCAGAAGTTCCGCTCGATGCTCAACACGGGCGCACTGCCGATCAACGGGAAGCGCGGGCGGTTCGTCGCCTGCTCTCCTGACACGCTCGCTGCGTCCATCACGATCAGCGACGCCGTGAACGCGGCACGCGGCGAAATCGCGTGGCTTGAGGACTGCGATGACCTCCCCGGAGAAGTCGCGGCCGCTCTCGCTGGCACCATCACCGCAGCGCGCTCGAGCGACCGCGCAGCAAACCTCGACGGCATCACGGTGCTTGGGTTGAAGCCGCAGCCTGCACTCGACGATGTCCCGACCGCCGCCGAACAGAACTCGGCGCTGAACAACGGTTTGACGCCACTCGTCACGGTGAACGGCGAAATCCGCATCGTGCGCAGCGTGACGAACTACCACCTGGACGGAACGGGCGCGGACGACTTCAGCATCCTCGACTCGCACAAGGTCGACGTCGCGGACTTCATTGGTGACGTCATCGAGCAGAACTTCGCGACCCGGTACAAGGGTTTCAAAATCTCGGCGCATCCGACCGATGGAACGGCGCCCCCCGCGAAGGTTGCGACGCCGGTCACGGTCCGCGACTTCCTCTACATCCAGCTCGTCTCGGCAGAAGAGCAGGCGCTTCTTGAGGGCGCCGAAGCGCTCAAGTCGCAGCTCGTTGTCGAACTCGATGTGAACACGGCGGGCCGCATGAACGCCGACATCCCGATCAACGTCATCGACCACTTCCACCAGCTCGGCGCCAACGTCGCGCAGGTCGGCTGAGAAGGAGCGCCCCATGGCATTCGAATACTACGAGGGACCTGGCGAGATTCAGTTCAACGGCTCGACGCTGGCTGAGGCGACGTCGGTCAAAGTTCAGTACATGTCCAACAGCAAGCCTGTCATCACGATGGCGAAGGGCTTCTCTGGCGTGTCGCGCGGGCCCGCGCAGTCGAGGCTCAGCGTGGAGAACGCATGCCCCAAGGCGGGCATGGAAGACGAGTTCATCGAGAAGTGCATCGCGGGCGAAAAGGTCGACATCGTTGTCGTCTTCGGCGGCAAGCGGCGCACGCATCAAGGTGTCATCGACACCGTCGACACGAGCTCGGCTTCTGACGCGACGGGCATGGTGAACTTCGAGGTTGTTGCAGGGCCGCCCAAGGTTCTCTGATGGCTCGTTTCGCTGACGTCCAAGTGACCGCGGTGGTGCGTGGGGCTCGTGCTCCGCGCACGGTCGCGTTCCCCGGCCGCGAAGGTGTCGTGGTCGCCGTTCGCTTGCTCACCGACCAAGAGATCGACGACTGCCGGCTTCGCGCCTTCGCAGCGCTGAAGAAGGGCGCGGAGAAAAACGGTTGGGACGTCGCCACGCTCACCGATGTGGATCCTGACCTTCTCGCGCGCATGCAGACGCGGGAGATCATCGCGCGCGCGTTCATCGACTCGGAGACGACCGAGAACGAGAAGCCAACGCCATTCTTCTCATCGGCAGACGAAGTCGGGCGCGAGGTCGATGCGCCTACGGTCGAGCTGCTCTTCACGCTCTACCTTGAGCATCAATCCTTCGTGGCGCCGCTGAAGAGCGCGAGCGAAGAGGAGGTGAAGGCCCTCGCGGAGGCCTTGGGAAAAGCGCCGCCCGCGTCGGTTTTGGCAGCGTTCGATCGGAGCACGCTTGTGCGCTTGTGCACTTCTTTGGCGTCCGCTCTGCGCTCGAGGACCTGACCGACGAGCAGGTGTTGTTTTGGCACCGGTGCCGCTTCCCGGTAGCGGCGCAGAAGGAGTCAGACGATGGCCAACGGAGTAGTGCGCTGGGTGATGGAGGTAAGCGGCGGGGCCCAGGTCCGACAGGCTCTCCGCGGTCTCGTCAACGAGAGCCGAAACGCTGACCGGGCGACCTCAGCAAGCGCTCGCGCTTCGTCGACAGAGCGAGGCCGGCTCTCGCGTTCGCTGAGTCGTGACCTTCAGCGCGATGTGCGCGGACGTGTGCGGGCCGAGTCGGATGCTGACAGGGCCATCCTGCAGTCGGCGCGCGAGACGTCGCGTGAACGCGGGCGCCTTCGTCGCGCTGAAGAGCGGGACATGCGGCGCGCGCTGAACAACTCGCGCCCACAAGGACACGGCGGGCGAGGTGGCGCTCTGCGTGCGGTGGGCGCAGCGGTGACGGGCGTCGCGCAGGCGGCAATGGGCCGCGTCGAAGGATGGTCGTCAGCACTTGGCGCGCCTACGCGTGACGAGCTCATCCAGCGCACGCTCGCCAACCAGCTCTCGCTCATTCGCGCGACGTCGGGCGCTGGCATGAGCACGCAGCAATCCGACGCGGTGTTCACGCAGGTGCAGCGCGTGGCCCGCTCCACAGGAACCGACACGGGGCAGCTCACCGAAGGCCTTGCTGTGGCGCAGGAGCGCTTCAGCGCGCTTGGCCCCATCTCGGACAACCTCGAGCAAATCGCGCTTGCCGCGCGTGCGGTCGACGCGCCAGTGGCCGACATGGTTGGAGCGCTCGGCGAGTTCCAGCGGCAGCTTGGCGTGTCGTCCGAAGAGATTCCGACGCTGCTCGGGCTCATGGCCGATGGGATGAACCAGGGCTCGCTCAACGCGGGCGACGTGGCATCCAACTTCTCCTCGCTCATGTCGACCTTCACGACGCTTCGTGGAGACGCAGGACGAGGCACCGCAGGAGCAACAGAGTTCCTGGCCACGGCGCAAGCGCTTGGCGCGTCCGGAGCGGGGCCGGAAGGCGCGCGCACGCTCATGGAGAACATGATGTCGCAGCTGTCGCGAACCGACACGCAGCGGAACCTTGAGCAAGCGCTGGGCGATCAAAACGTGTTCAACGACCAAGGCCAAATGCAGGTTGGCTTTGGCGAGCTCATCTCCCGCATGGCGAACACGCCAGGCATGCAGAACGCGGCAGTCATGCAGGACATCTTCGGCAACGACATGCAGGGGGCACGCGCACGCAACTTTCTCATCGAGCAGACCCGCACGACAGGCAATCCAATCGACGCGCTCATGGGAGCGAGCGCAGGGCGTGGCAATGACTTCATCACGAGCGTGAACAGCCGAATCGATGCGAGCCCAGCAGGCGAAGCGATGCGCATTCGCGCGAACGCGGAAGCGAACTTTGCAGCGAATGGCGATGAGCTGCTCCGCACCATGACAGACATGGTCGGGCCGATGTCCGAGCTGACATCGCAGTACCCGATGGCGACCGAGGCGCTCGGCTTCTTCCGTGACGCGATCGGCAGCGTCACAGGCGCGCTTGGAACGCTCGGGCTCATCAACATGGCCGGGGCAGGTGGAGGCATCGCGGGCGCCCTGGGCCTTGGCGGTGCAGGGGCCGGGGCAGCAGGCGCAGGCGTTGCTGGAGTAGGCGGCGCGGGGCTTCTGGGAATGGCGATTCCGGCCCTCGGCATCGGCTCTGCGCTCGTTGGCGCGGGCGTGATGGCGGCAGACTATCGACGCAACGCGCGCGAGCGCGACCGGCGCAGCGCTGGCAACGCGTTTCTGATGAACAACCCAGAACTCGCAACCGCTGAGGCTCTCGCCAACACAACGACGCAGGCAGAGGGCGCCGCGATGCTTGAGCGCGAGGGCAGGCGTTCCGCAGGTGCACAAGGGCGCCGAACCGCAGCGTCCAACATGGCGATGTTTCGCGGCGAGGCGTCCACCGTCACCCTCGATGATGCCAGCGTGAACGCTCTCTCGCAGGGCATGGTGCGAGCCTTCGATCGTGGCGCGCCCGCAGCAGGACGCACGCCCACAGAGCCAGGGAGACGGCAATGAGCGAAGCCTGGGACGACATCCTTCAAGAGGCCTCCATCGGTGGCGTCGAGTTCCCGCTTGCTCGTCGCAGGTGGAGCGGTGGCCGTGATGGCGCGCACCTCGTGTTTCCGCATGCGCCTGGCCAAGCGGTCGACGACACGGGCCGCAAGGCGCGCACGCTTGAGCTTGAGATCGAGCTCTTCGCCGACATCGACGAGAGCTACTACCCCAGCAAGTTCCGTGAACTGGTGTCGCTCTTCGAGAACGACACGCAGCAAGGCGAGCACGAGTACGTCGACCCGATTCTCGCGCCGATGAACGTCAAGGTCTGGGACTTCGATGTCGACGAGGACGCAGATCGACGCAACGGCGGCGTGATTCGCGTGAGCCTCGAGGAAGTCACGCAGGAGGTTCGCTCGACGGTGCTTTCGCCGCGGCGTTCACCTCGCGTTGTTGCGTCCGAGACAGCGGCTGAGCTCGACGACGCGGTCGCGGAATCGGGCGTGACTGACGCTGAGGTCGACAGTGCATTCGAAAAGGCCGGCGCACCAAAGTCAGGCGAGGAGAAGGCGTGGCCCGCGGGTCAGACCTTCGGGTCACTCACAACCGCATTCGTCGACGGGCTCAACACCGGGCTTCGCTCGGTGGATGAGGTCGCAGCACGGGCGGACATCGCACGGCGTCGTGTTGCTTCGGTGACCAGCCTCGCCCCGTTCCGCACAGTCGGCGGGTGGCGTGGATACGCCGCATCGCTTCAGCTTGTCGATGCTCTTGCCGACCTTGCCGAGACGGCGGCGCGCAAAGCGGTTGCGATCATCGAGGTGCGCCTCACGGCGGACACGAGCGCGGCCGAGCTCGCGCTGCGCCTCTACCAGGACCGTACTCGCGCAGGGGAAATCATCCAGCGCAACCCGACCAGGAACCCGAACCGCTATCCGTCCGGAAGCGTGCTGAAGGTGCTTGAGCGATGAGCCGCAGAGACTTCGCATCGGTCACACTTGGTTCGTCCGAGCTGAGCACGTGGCAGTCGTACGAAATCACGAGCGACCTCACGACTCCCGCGGACGCGTTCTCGCTCACGGTGCCGATGACA